CGTATCAAGCAGTCGGGGTGGGTTGCGAATACGGAAGATCCGTATGAAGAGAAGTATGACACGCCATTGGAGCGTGAGGCGTTTTATTGACGCCGTATATGACGCATGATAGGAAGCAGCATGGCTCGTAAACCGATGACACTCGAAGATACGCTACGCCCCGCCTTTGAGGGCATAGGCGGCGTCGATGTTGAACTGCCTGAAGAAGGTGCTGACATCGAGATCGAGGAGGCCGGACCCACGCTGTTAGACGGCGCGGAAATCATGGAAATGGATGACGGCGGGGTTGAGATTGATTTTCAGCCTGAGCTGGAAGTACCTGAAGAAGTTGAGCACGAAGCTAACTTGGCTTTGTACATGGACGACATGGACCTGAACACGCTTGGTGAGAGCCTGCTGAGTGGTGTTGAGGAAGATAAGCAGTCGCGTGGCGACTGGGAAGCGACGATGTCGGAAGGCATCAAGCTGCTCGGCTTTAAGATGGAAGACCGCACGACGCCGTTTAATGGCGCGTGTGGCGTTTACGACCCGCTCATGGCAGAGGCTGTGGTGCGCTGGCAGGCTGTGGCTTGTGGAGAGCTATTGCCCGCCAGCGGCCCGGTTAAGACGCAGATTGTAGGCGTTGCGAACGAGTCGTTGGAGGCGCAGGCGTCGCGTGTAAAGGACTTCATGAACCTTTACCTGACGGAATTGGCCCCGGAATTCTACGAAGAGTTCGACCAGATGCTGTTCTGGCTGTCGCTGGTGGGCTCGACGTTTAAGAAAGTGTATCAGGACCGGATGCTGGGTCGTCCGGTGAGCCGTTTCGTGCTGCCGGATAACTTTGTGGCGGCGTATGGCACCACGGATTTGGCGACATCGCCGCGATTCTGCCACATTTCGTCGATGACGCGCCGGAATTTCCGCTTGGCGCAGCTGGCTGGGGTGTATCGCGACATTGATCTGGGCGATCCGCAGGTAGATGACAGCTCACAGACGCCGATTCAGGCGCAGGTTGATGGTGTTCAGGGCGTTGAGCCGGGCGCTGAGGGGACTCAGGAGTACCGGATTTACGAGGTTTATGCCGATCTGAATCTGGTTGGATTTGAGAACGAAGACGGCATCCCGTTGCCGTATATTGTGACGATTGAAGAGGGCACCCGCAAGGTTCTGTCGATCTATCGGAACTTTGACGATGGCGATCCGACGTACCAGCGTCAGGATCACTTCGTGCACTATAAGTTCATGCCCGGCGTAGGCTTCTACGGTCTGGGTTATGCGCACATTCTGGGCAATTCGGCGAAGACGGCGACATCGATTCGTCGTCAGCTCATCGATGCCGGCACGCTGAATAACTTCCCGGGCGGTTTGCGCGTGAAGGGTATGCGGATCGACGATAACAATATCGGGATTGGCCCGACGGAGTTTCGTGAGATCGATACAGGCGGTCTGCCGATTCAGAACGCAATCATGACGATGCCCTATAAGGAGCCATCGCAGGTATCATTGGAGCTGCTGCGTGAGACTTACGAGGGAGCGCGCAATCTCGCTAATACGGCAGAGATTGCGGTGGGCGAAGGCCGACAGGATGCGCCAGTCGGAACGACTGTTGCTCTTATGGAAGCGGCAACCCGACTGCAGTCGGCAACGCTCAAGCGGTGTCACAAGGCGTTTAGTAAAGAACTGAAGCTGATTGCCAATCTGTTTGGCAAATACCTGCCTGATGCACCGTATCCGTTCCCGGTTCGGGGCGGAATGGCTGCCATTATGCGGGAAGATTTCGCGAATAACATCGACGTTATTCCGGTATCTGACCCCAATATTTCGTCGTCGGCACAGCGTTTGATGCGTGCAGAAGCCCTGCTTCGGTTCGCGACACAGCAGCCGGATCAGCACAATATCCGCGAAGCATACAAGCAGATGTATGTCGAGATGGGCATTCCTGAAGAGAAGATCCAGTTGATCCTGAAGGCGGACGTTCCGCAGGCTCAGCCGCTTGATCCTCTGACGGAGAACCAGAACGCGATCCTCGGTGCTCCGCTGAAGGCTGGTGCATATCAGGATCACGACGCGCACATCGCGGCTCACGCGCCGATTGCTGCGGAGAATCCGTCGCTTCAGGCGCACATCAACGAGCACTTGGCACTGAAGATGCGCGTACAGGTCGAGCAGCAGATCGGTCAGCCGCTGCCGCCTCCGGGTACGCAGCTGCCGCCTGAAGTTGAGAACCAGATTGCGGTCATGGTTGCACAGGCCATGCAGCAGCTCGCGCCGATGTATAAGCCGCAGGAGCAGCCCGATCCGTATCTCGAGATCGAAAAGCAGAAGATTGTGCAGAAGCAGCAGAAGGCTGAGCTCGACGCGCAGTCGAGAGAGCGAGTTGCAGAAATCACAGCGACGGCTGACATGGCTGATACGGAAGCCAGAGAACGCACAGCAACGCTTAGAGTATTTGCCGATTTGGCAGATAACCCCGCTCCGCCCGAGCCTTACTCGATTGAATTCCTTGGAGACCAACAATGAAGATGACTGATTTGCGGGCGAAGGCTCGCTCGATCTTTGGCTCTGCGATTGCCGAGCCCATGCCAAGCCAGCCCAATGGCGCGAAGGCGTTGCAGCAGCGCGCTAATGCGCGTCCGATCCCGACCTATAAGGTTGGCGGCGCTGTGAAGAAGCCGATGCCCCCGGGCCCGACAGCTGCTGAGCGCGAAGCTGCTCGCCGTCAGAACGAAAGTCTGGCGAAGGCTAAGGTCACGAAGAAGGAAGGCCAGATCATTGAGAGCGCAAACCGCTCTGAAGGTGGCATGAAGAAGGGCGGCAAAGCTGGCATGTATGCCGATGGCGGCAAGGTCATGGACCAGCGTGTCGCAGCCCGCATGGCTGCCGGCAATTACAAGAAGGGCGGCAAAGCGAAGAAGGACGGCCTCGCTGTCATGATCGCTATTGGTGAGCCGATGAAGGGTATGAAGAAGCCCGTGAAGCGTGCCGTTGGTGGCGCTGGCAAGACTCGCAAGGGCATGATGAAATGAACAAGCGCGGATGCTCCGTCAAAGCCTATGGCGACATGATCAAGAAGGCGGCTGGAGGTAAAGTCCAAACGTCTGCTGATACTGCGCGTAAGCTCGCCACAGAAATGGGCGGCATGAACATGGGCGGCAAGCCTGTGAAGAAAGCCAAGGGTGGCGCTGGCAAGGTTCGTAAGGGCATGATGTCGCCGACGGGTAATATCATGCAGGCTGTGAAGCCGAAGAAGGGCCTTTTCGGAATGTAATTTAGAATACCCGTGGCGGCCCGGGTAATGACCGCCATATAAAAAACCGGAGACACATATGAGCGCAGAAGAACTGCGGAACAGGAGCGCACAGCGGCTCGCGGAGCTACGCGACCGAGCGTCCGAGTATTCCTTAAACGCTAGATTTAGACCAGCATCTCACGGGAGCACGTTTGTTCCTGCAATGACAGCTGAAGAGATTGCCCTTCAGGTTCTGGAGGGGAATGCGTTGGTGCGCGGTTATACGGCTGCAATCGAAGCGATCAACGAAGAGTACAAACGAATGATGCAGCCAGACGATGAAAAAATACCGGAGCAAAAACGAGGGAGTCATTACTAATGAGTATGAGCAACATCGAGCCTCATGAAGAGGACATGGCTAAAGACCTGATTAATCAGCATTTTATTGAGATGACGGGCCAACCGTTTGACATGCGCCCAGCTGGTTATCTGGTGGCTGTGAAGATTTACGTCCGGCCTGAAGAGCTGAAGACGATCACGCAGGACGACGGCACGGAAGTGACGCTGTATCTGCCGGACACGGTGCGCGCTGAGGATAAGTACTCCTCGGTTTCCGCGCTCGTCTGCGCTGTCGGGCCTGAAGCCTATCAGGGCGAGAAGTTCGAGCGCAGCGGTCCTTGGTGCAAGGTCGGCGATTGGATTCTGATCCCGCGCTACGAATCGACGATGGTTTCCTATCGCGGCGTTGCGATGGCTCTCCTACCAGATGATCGCGTTATGGCGGTTATTGCCGGTCCTGAAGACGTATCTGCAGGTAATGCAGCGATTAAGAGCTAAGGAGTAGGTTATGGATGAAGAATCGGAAATCCAAGAACTTCCTTTGACGGATGAGGGTCCGACAGAGGACGTTGAGATTGAGATCACTGAAGACGATCTCGGAGAAAGCCTCGCGGATTACGAAGGTATTGCTGAGGAAGCTGAAGCTGAGGAAGAAGCTGAAGCTGAGCCTGAAGCCGAAGCCGTCGAGGAAGAGGTCGCTGAGGAAGAGGCTCCGAAGCGCAAGCGTTCGCCGGACAAGCGGATTGCTGAACTGGCACGTAAGGCAGCTGATGCCGAGCGTCGGGCGCAGGAAGCAGAGGCCCGCGTCCAGCAGGCTGAGCAGATGCGTCAGCAGTCCGACATGGCGATGATGACGCACTATGAGCAGCGCCTGCACGGGCAAGCTCAGAGTGTTAAGCAGCAGCTGATCGACGCACACTCGATTGGCGACAGCGAGCGGATCGTTGAGCTTCAGGGTGAGTTCTATAAGCTGCAGGCTGACATCAACAGCATCGAAAGCTGGAAGGCCCAGCAGGAGTTGAACCAGCCCCAGCCGAAACAGGCTGTTCAACAGCAGCCTGAGGCCCCAGCTGCGCCAACGCTAGAGCCGCGCACTGCGAACTGGATTCAGAAGAACTCTTGGTTCCAGCCGCAGTCTGAGGATTTTGACCCTGAGATGCACGAAGAAGCGACACTTTACGCTCGCCGCGTAGAGCGTCGGTATCGTTCAGAGGGGCGTGACAATGAAATCGGTGGGGTTGATTACTTCACGGAAATTGACCGTCACATGCATCAGGAGTTTCCTGACGCATTTACTCAGCGTTCAGTACCAAACAAGAAAGTTCCACCCATGAGCCGTGAGTCGAATGTTGCTCCGGTGCAGCATTCCGCCGCCCCGGGTCAGCCTCAGAAAAATTCAAAGACTATCCGTCTGTCAGCAGACCAGCGTCGTATGGCGCATCAGCTGGCGCAGTCGGGGGCCATTAAGAAAGCTAATGGGGGTCGAATGAACGAAGTTGAAGCTGAGAAACACTACGCACTTTATCTCATGAAACAGGCTAAGGGAGCATAACAATGGCAAGAGCATCACGTATGGCGACATCGCGCGCCGCAGAAAGCCGGGAAGCAGGAATGCGCAAGAGCCCGGACACGCACTTTAAATCAAAGCTTCACGTCCCTAAGGACAAGATTCCGCCGAGCATGAGCTATGCTTGGGTGCGTGAGGCAACGCTTAACGAGCCCGATCCCGACAACATGACGGATCGCATGATCAAGGGATGGCAGCCTGTTCCTGCAGCACGTCACCCCGAGATGGTTCCTCCTCCGCTCCCCGGTTATGAAGGCACGGAAGCTTCGGTTATCCGTCGCGGTGGCCTTATCCTTTGCGAATGCCCGACCCGTGAGGTCGCCATGCGTGTCGAGGATCGGGATCTTGAGAATATCGAAACCCTGCAGGACGTTGCATGGACTGGTCAGCAAGACCCGAACTTGCCACGTATTGATGAAAGCAGTGTCGGCTTTGAGCGCGTCACTTCATTCAAGGATTAATCTCCGGTCGCGGCGGGGGCTTGCTCCCGCCGTGCCCAACTGCCCCGCTCTGGTGACGGGGAGGGGTCTTTTTATTCATGCGTTGACAGTATTCGGTTAATTAGATACTTTCCGCAACAATTCGATGGTGGTCACGTACCCACCAAACCTCGATGGTGGTCACGTACCCACTAAAAAAGCGATTGCCGTTACGTACCGGCAGAAACCAACCTTTAACTTCAGCATGGAGAAACCGTATGTCTTACGGCACCAATGCGCCTAATGGGTTCATTCCTGTCAAGAAGCTGGATGGCTCTGCTTGGACTGGCGCGACTAATCCTTATCAGATCGTTACCACGTATGCGACTGCCATTTTCCGTGGCGACCCCGTCACGATTGGCACCTCGGGCTATCTCGAAGTCGGCACAGCAGGCAACACCTGCGTTGGCGTCTTCTGGGGTGTTAAGTACACCGACAGCACGGGCGTTGTGAAATTCATGAACTACTGGCCGGGCAACCCGGGCGTTCTCACCGGCTCTGTCGTTGAGGCTCTCGTGATTGACGATCCGAACACGGTGTTCTCGGTTCAAGAAACCAACGCTTCTGGCGCTGCTGGCACACCGCTTGCTCTCGCTGATCGCGGCCTGAACATCAACTTCCTGTACACCGCTGGTTCGACTTCGACGGGTCAGTCCGCCGTTTCGATCAACAACGCTTCGGAAGCTGACACCAACACGCTGAACTGCAAGATCCTCCAGCTCGACCCAACTCCGGGTAACGCTGTTGGCGCTTTTGCTAACTGGCTCGTGACGATCAACAACCACTTCTATCGTGGTGGCACGACCGGCATCTGATCGGCTAGCAGGGAGATTTAAGAAATGGCTATTAATACAACCGCAATTCGCGACCTGCTCCGTCCGGGCTTGGCCGCAGTTTTCGGCGACTATCCCATGTATCCGGGTCAGTGGTCGGAAATCTTCGAGAAGCACACGTCCGATAAGGCCGTTGAAATCGAAGTCGAAGTCAAGCTCCTCGGCTTGGCTCAGATCAAGGCAGAAGGCGCTTCGACCGCTTACGGCGAAATGGGCCAGCGCTATGTAACGAACTACGTGAACCGTTACACCAGCATTGGTTTCATCATCACCCGTCAGGCGATCAAGGACAACCTGTATCAGTCTTCGTTCCCGCTTCAGGCGAAAGCTCTTCGTCAGTCGATGGAACAGACCAAGGAAGTTCTCGGCGCTTCGGTTCTGAACAACGGCTTCAGCGCCAACTTCCCCATTGGGGATGGCCAGCCGCTGTTCTCGACGCAGCACCCGATTGAAAACGGCGTGGTTGCCAACACCTTCACGGTGCAGGCTGACCTCAACGAAACGTCGCTTCAGGACGCCATCGTCGGCGTTCAGCGCTTCCGTGATGCTGCGGGTCTCCGCATCATGACGAAGCCGACGAAGCTCATCGTTCCGGCTGAACTGCAGTGGACGGCCACCCGTTTGCTCCAGTCGCAGTTCCGCGTCGACACGGCGAACAATGACATCAACGCGATTTACAACAACTCGGCGGTTCCGCAGGGTCATCGCGTTAACATGTTCTTGACGGACACCAACTCTTGGTTCCTCATGACGGACGCCCCGAACGGCTTCAAGTACTACGAGCGTGAAGCTCTTGAAACCGATGTCTACACGGACTTCGACACCGACAACCTCAAGGCGAAAGCCATTGAGCGTTATTCCTTCGGTTGCTCGAACTTCCGCGCAGGCTGGGGTTCACAGGGCGCTTCCTAATCGGACTCAGGGGGTGGCATCCGTCACCCCCTAACTATGGAGAAAATTCATGACTCACTTCTCTGATGGTGTTCGGGCAGGTAGGAACTTTGCTAATAACGGTACGGCTTCGGAACCGGGCGTTTTCATGTCGCCGATCAATGTTTATAACGTGGTACCTGTGGCTTTGGACGCAGATGGTATCTGCGCTCAGCAAACATTGGCAGCAGCTGGTAACGCGCTTATAAACGGCGCTTTGGCATCTGGTGGCACTGTTACCCTTGACGTTCCTCGCAACGTCATTGTTGACGCTGCTGGTGCGGCTACGGCTGTTCTGACAATTACCGGCACCGACGTTTATGGCATTCCGATGTCTGAAGCGATTACCTTGAACGGCACGACTGCTGTTGCAGGTAAGAAGGCATTTAAGACGATCACCAGCATTGCAGCATCCGCTGCAGCAACCGACTTCTTTGTCGGTACAGGTGACGTGTTCGGCCTTCCTATCCGTGCAAACGCCCGTAACTACGTTCTGACTGCTTGGGGTTCTGCATTCGTAACGACTGGCACATTCACTGCCGCCGATGCGACAACCGCAACAACCACAACTGGCGACGTTCGCGGCACTTTTGCTCCTGCTGACGCTGCCGACGCTTCTAAGCGGCTGACACTTTGGGTATTCGTCCTTGACGACGATACTCAGACCGGCCTCTACGGCGTTACTCAGGCTTAATGTTTGGGGCGGCTTCGGTCGCCCCATTAACTTGGGGGTTATATGCGCGCTAAGAAAGACTTTCAGTTCAAGGCTAAGCACAAGAACCCCAAGGGCGGTCTCAATGAGGCTGGCCGCAAGGCTTACAATGCCGCGACAGGTTCCAACCTGAAGCGTCCGCAGCCTGAAGGTGGAAAGCGCAGAGATAGTTTCTGTGCGCGCTCAGCCGGCCAAATGAAAATGTTTCCTGAGGCAGCTAAAGATCCGAAGTCTCGGCTTAGGCTGGCCCGTAAAGCGTGGAACTGCTAATATGCGTGGAAAGAAAAACTGGATCGCCGAAGCCGTGAAAAAACCCGGCGCTTTAAGGGCGGAAATGGGTGTAAAAAAGGGTGAGAAGATCCCCGCTGGCAAGCTCGCAGCTGCCGCTAAGAAGCCCGGTAAAATGGGTCAGCGCGCTCGTCTGGCCATGACCTTGAAAGGTATGAAATAATGGCTGATGCAGTAAACTCTCAGACCCTGTTCGACGGCGAAAGCCAAGTCGTCATGAAATTCAACAACGTCTCCGATGGGACTGGCGAGAGCGCCGTCCTGAAGGTCGACGTTTCCGCTCTGGCCACCAATTACGTTGGCAAGACCTGCACTGGCGTGACTATCCGCCGTGTTACTGCCATGATCAGCGGCATGTCGGTTAACGTCCTCTGGGATGCCACCACCGACGTGAGCGCGCTGGTCCTCGCTCCCGGCATGTACACGCTGAACTTTGACGACACATCGCTGATCTGGAACAACGCTGACACCGGCAAGACCGGCGACATCATGTTCACCACAATCGGCGCTTCGTCGGGTGATACCTACAGCATCATCCTCGAGATGATCAAAACCTACGCCTAATAGGAGTTCATTATGATTCTTCGTCGCTACACAAACGCCAATGGTGACCAGCAGGAAATCGTTCTCTCGAAGGAAGATTGGGAGAAGGTGACTGAGGAGTCGCTCGACATCATGCTCGGCTTTAAGACCGTTGCTCCCGCTAAGCCTGCTAAGGCTGCCAAGGCTGAGCCTGCTCCGGCTCCTGAGCCTGTCGTGGAAGCCGCTCCTGAGCCTGTGGTTGAGGAAGCTCCTGCTGTTGAGGCAGAAGCGCCCGCTGAGAAGAAGTAATGCGTGGGCGCAAAGAGTCGCGCGTTAACGAGGCCGGGAACTATACGAAGCCCGGCCTGCGTGAGAGCTTGTTCAAAAGCATTAAGTCTCGCGCGACTCATGGCACCAAGGCAGGCCAGTGGTCCGCCCGCAAGGCTCAGCTCCTAGCTAAGGAGTATAAGGCCAAAGGCGGTGGCTATGCCGATTAGGAAACCGCAGCAATCCCTCAAGGATTGGACTGAGCAGAAGTGGACCACCAAGTCCGGCAAGCCGTCCAGCAAGACGGGTGAGCGGTATCTTCCAAAAGCTGCCATTAAATCGCTGACGCCGGCTGAATATGCTGCTACAAGCAAAGCCAAGCGCGAAGGAAAGAAGGCTGGAAAACAGTTTGTAGCCCAGCCTAAATCCATCGCTAAGAAGACGGCGAGGTTTAGATGACCACTTCTGGCACGTACACATTCGGTGATACCGAACAGATCGACATCATCACGGAAGCGTATGAGCGCGTCGGGCGTAATGCCGGCACGCTGTCTTCCAATGACATCGATAGTGCGCGCCGCTCGATCAATTACATGTTCTCGGACTGGGCTAACAACGGACCCAATCTCTGGGCTGTAGATCTCCAGTCCATCGTTCTGACCCCGGGTACGCTGTATTACGATCTGGAGCCGCGCACGGTCTCAATCCTGCAGGTCTACACACGCACCATGTCAGGCGCTCTGGCGACCGATCTTATGATGTCGCCGATCAGCCGCGCTGAATACGACGCGATCCCGAACAAGGCGCAGCTCGGCCAGCGCCCGTTCCAGTATTACTTCCAGCGCACGATCACACCGCGCCTCTATATCTGGCAGGCTCCTGAGCTGGCTGGCGTTACACTCTTCTATCACCGCATGAAAATCCAAGAGGACGCGGGCGCGTTCACTGATAGCATGGACGCACCGAACCGTTGGATGGAAGCGATTGCGGCTGGTCTTGCGGCGAAGCTCTCGGTCAAGTTTGCACCTGATCGTCTTGAATTCCTGCAGGGTCTTGCTGATGGCGCTTACAACCGCGCTGCCGCAGAAGACCGTGAAAAGGTTCCGCTTCGCATCACCATTGACCAGTGGAGTTGCTGATGCAGTACGCTTTCGGACGGGGACGTAAACGTAGAACCCAACCAAAATTCGACGCACACGACCCAAGAGCAATTGCAATATGCGACGGCTGTGGATTCCTCGTGCAGCACACGCACCTCCGCGAAAAGAAAGACTATCGTGGCGGCTCGGTCCCTGTTGGGCTTGGCGTTTACGTTTGTGCTTCTTGCGATGATGTTCCTCAGCCATATTATCGCCGGCTGCTCCTGCGTCCCGATCCTGTGCCAGTGAAACATCCCCGTCCAGATTATAATCCAAGCTATTACGTTCTCGATGAGAATGGTATACAGCGGATTGTAACGCAGGACGACGAGCCGATTATTCAGGAGAGCTAAGTGTCTGACATTAAAATCTCTCAGATGACTCCTTGGGTCGGCGCTGTTACTGGCAACGTCGAATTCCCAGCCGTCTTCGCAAACGAGAACTACCGCATTGCCCTGAGCCAGCTGACGACTTCGACGTTCGGCTTCGGCACGATGGCGCTGCAGAATGCGAATGCCGTCAACATCACGGGCGGCAACGTCGCTGTTACTGCGCTGTCTGGCGCAATCACAGTGGCAAACGGCGGCACTGGTCTCGGCGCTACGCCGACGAACGGCCAGCTCCTGATCGGCAATGGCTCTGGTTATACGCTGGCGACGCTTACTGCTGGCACTGGCATCAGTGTTACCAATTCTTCTGGCGGCATCACGATTGCTGCTAGTGGCGCAGGATTCGGCACCGTTACGTCTGTCGGCGTTGACGGTGGCGCGACTGGCCTGAACTTCACCAACAGCCCGATTACAACCAACGGCACGATTGTTATGGGTGGTACCCTGAACATCGCCAGCGGCGGCACTGGGGCAACCACAGCTACGGCAGCGCGCGCGAATCTCAGCGCCGCTAAGTCTGGGGCAAACTCTGACATCACGTCGATCTCGGGTCTGACTACGCCACTGTCTATTGTGCAGGGTGGGACTGGCGCAAACGATTCGCTCAGCGGTTACATCTTCGGTAACGGAACGAATCCGTTTACGTCGGTTGCAAGCATTCCGTTCTCAGACGTAACGGGCACGGTGCCAATTAGTCAGGGTGGCACGAACGCTACGTCAGCTGCGGCTGCTCGCGTTAATCTTCTCCCGTCTTACACTGGCAACGCTGGTAAGGCTCTCTTCATTAACCCGGCTGCGACTGACGTTATCTGGCAGGCAGTCGCTGGTTCAGGAACCGTAACCAGCGTGGACGTGTCTGGCGGCACGACTGGTCTTACCACGTCTGGCGGCCCGATTGTTGCGGCTGGTACGATTACACTGGGCGGCACGCTTGTCCCGGTTAACGGCGGCACTGGTATATCCAGCTATACTGTCGGGGACATCCTGTTCGCGAACACGACGACGCAGCTCGATAAGCTGTCTGTCGGCTCCAATGGTTTCATCCTTGCCTCAAACGGCACGGCTCCGGGCTACGTCAATCCATCAACCATTACTGTCGGCACAGCCACAACTGCAACGACTGCGACAACGGCAACGAACATCGCAGCCGGAACCGCTGGTGCGATCCCCTATCAGACGGGTGCTGGGGCAACGACGTTCCTGTCTTCCGGTACCGGCGTTCTGGTTAACAGCGGCGGCAATCCTAGCTACAGCATGACGCCGACGCTCACGTCTGTGGCTTTGACATCGGGTACGGTTAGCACGACGCCGACAAGCGCGAATGATCTCGTTAACAAGACCTATGTCGATACGCAGGTGTCTTCTGGTATCACGTTCCACACGCCTGTTAAGTATGAGGTGCCGAACAGCACGGGCAATCTTAATGCAACGTACAATCAGCCGGGCGGCGCTGGCGTTGGGGTCGGCGCCACGCTGACCAACGCTGGGACAAAGGCCGCTTTTGCTCCTGATGGACCGACAGCTTCGATTGGTGACCGTATCTTGGTTTACAACCAAACGAACGGTTTTGAGAACGGCGTCTATGAAGTAACTGTTGTCGGCACGCCTGATCCGGGCGGCACGAACTGGGTGCTGACGCGCACGACTGACGCCGACACCTACGCCCTGAAGAACCCGAATGGCCTTGGCGCTGGCGATGCGTTCTTCATCACGTCGGGCGTTACGGGCGCTGGCGAAACCTATGTGATGAACACCGTTGGCGTTATCACGTTTGGCACGACGGCGATCACCTTTGTGCAGGTCTCTGACAGCACGCTCTACACGGCGGGCAATGGCCTCCAGCTCACCAGCGGTACTGAGTTCAGCCTGATCGCCCCTGTGACCACAGTGAACGGCGGCACGGGCCTCACAGCCTTTACGTCTGGCGGTGCGGTCTATGCGACATCTACATCGGCTCTGACGACTGGCACGCTGCCTATTGCGTCGGGTGGTACGAACGCAACGACGGCATCCACAGCGTTCAACAACCTGTCCCCGATTACCACGACTGGCGATCTGATTATCGGGACTGGTACGAATGCTGCTAGCCGCCTTGGGATCGGTGCTAACGGCTATGTGCTTACGTCAGACGGCACGACAGCGTCATGGTCTCCCGGTGCATCCAGCATGGTCTATCCCGCTGCTGGCATCCCGAACTCAACGGGAACCGCGTGGGGTACGAGCTACTCTACTACAGGCAGCGGCACTGTCGTTGCTCTGGCGACATCGCCTGTATTCACGACGCCGAACCTCGGCACGCCGTCTGCTGCGACGCTGACAAACGCTACTGGCCTGCCGATCTCGACAGGCGTTAGCGGACTTGGCACTGGCATCGCTTCGGCTCTGGGCACGAATGTCGGAACTGCCGGATCTGTTGTCGTTGATGGCGGCGCGCTTGGTGCACCGTCTTCTGGCACGCTCACCAATGCAACAGGCCTTCCGCTCACCACTGGTGTCACTGGCACGCTTCCGGTTGGCAATGGCGGCACAGGTGCAACTACGCTAGCAGCCAATGCAGTTATTCTTGGCAACGGCACGAGCGCCGTTCAGACTGTTGCGCCGGGCACCAATGGTAATGTATTGGTAAGTAACGGAACGACATGGGTTTCACAGGCACCCGCCGCGTCAGGGGTAACGCAAGCTCGCGCTACCGCACTGGCGATGGTATTTGGGCTTTAAGGAGTTAGACGATGGCCGCGCCAAATATTGCATCCCTGACTACGATCACGGGCAAGACCACGTACTTCACCCCTTCGGGTACGTCGGCTGTTGTCCTGCTTGCAAACGCTGCGTCGTCAAACACGGTTCTCAAGATCAACCAGATCGTCGCTGCTAACGTGAATGGCACGAGCGCGGTTGATGCAACTGTGTCCATCTACACGAATGGCGCTGTCGCTCAGGGGTCGGCCCCATCAGGCGGCACGGCCTACCCGATTGCCTCAACGATTTCAGTGCCTGCTGACGCCTCTCTGATTGTGGCTGATAAGACAACGGGCATCTATCTGGAAGAAGGCACCAGCATCACGGTTACATCGGGTACCGCAAGCGGCATTGCGTACAGCATTTCCTATGAACTGATGTCGTAAGGGGGCTGGTATGTCCCGGCGGTATCGCGGCGGCTTCATTACTGCTAATCCCGTAGCTCCTACGACCAGTGCGGCTTCTGGGACGTGGACGCTTGACCAGCAGATGCAGAATGCTGGAAATTGGCCTTCGCCGCCCGCTTTGCCGGGGCAGCAGGCTTACACAACTGCGGGTACATATACATGGACGGTTCCAGCGGGCGTTTCTAGCATTTGCGTGGTTTGCGTTGGCGGCGGCGGTGGCGCTGGCCCACTCGGCGGGGGCGGTGGCGGAGGAGGCCTAAGGTATTACAATGCTTATCCAGTTACTACAGGAGAAACCTACACAATTATTGTAGGCGCAGCAGGAACATCATCTAACTCTCCAACAGCGGGCGGGAATTCGTCTTTTGGTTCCATTTTAACTGCAAACGGTGGGGGCGCTGGGCCTCGCTACCCAAATTTCTCAAGTGCCTCAGGGGGTAGCGGAACCACTGTAGGCGGTTCAGTTGGGGGAGGTAATGGAGGAGCTGGAGGCCCGTATAGCGAGTTTGGCGGTGGCGGCGGGGGTGGTGGTGGTGCTGGGGGTTATAGTGCAGCTGGTGGCGCTGGTGGGGCTGGCGGTGGCAACAGTGGCGGTAATGGCGCAAATGGCGTAAGCGGGACTGGCGGGGCTGGTGGTGGCGCTGGCGGTGGTGGAGATGGTAGGGACGGTGGCATTGGCGGCGGCGTAGGCATACTAGGCTCAGGGGCTTCTGGAGCAGCGGGTGCTGGCGGTAGTGGTACATTTGGTTCAACCACTGACGGAGGCCCCGGCGGTGCTGGGTCTGGCGGTTCCAATGCTCTTTATGGCGGTGGCGCTTCTGGCGGCGGCGATAGTCTCTCACCCGGTTTAGCCGGAAACGGCGCAGTCCGCATCATCTGGGGCGACGGGCGCGCCTTCCCCTCTACCAACACGGGCAATTTATAATGAGCAGGTATCCGGGCGGCATCATCACTAAGTCTCCAGCGACCCCGACGGGGCCGACTACTGCTGGCCGCGCTCCGGGCGTCTGGCGTCTGGATGAGGTTGCGTACTGGATCAAGCAGGGCGTGTGGCCGGACGCAAACATTCAAGCTCCTGACACATTCTTCCCCTACGTCTCTCTACTGCTTTCAACCACGTCGCTCGGCAACGCTAACAACAACCTGTTCGTGGACAGCAGCGGCGCGTTCAATCCAATCAGCCGTAACGGCAACACCACGCAGGGCAGCTTCACGCCTTATGGCGCGAGTTGGTCGAACTATTTTAATGGGAGTAACGCATACCTCACATCGGCCACCTCTTCCGCTTATGCTATGGGAACGGGCGACTTCACGATTGAGGGTTGGTTTTTCACCACTGCCAGCGCCGATCAGGCATTGTGGGACAATCGTACCTCCACATCTTCGGCGGTTGGTGTCGCTTGCCGCCTCATCAACAGCACCAACACGCTGCGTGTTATCCTTAACAATACCGCTCTATTCACGACATCTCAGGCAGTTCCACTCAACCAATGGAACCACATTGCCGTTGTGCGTGCATCTGGAACCGTTACCGCATATCTTAATGGCACCGCCATGACTGGTGGCTCTGCATCTGGAACAACCAACATCACCGATACAAATATGTGGATCGGCAAACTCCAAGACGCGGGCTTTTTTTACAACGGCTACATTTCAAACGTCCGCGTCGTCAAAGGCACTGCCGTCTACACGGCAAACTTCACGCCAAGCACAACGCCGCTCACAGCAATCACCAACACCTCACTGCTGACCTGCCAGAGCAATCGCTTCCGCGACGCCAGCACGAACAACTTCACGGTCACGCCTAACGGCAACACCTCAGTCACCGAGTTCAGCCCGTTCTCCCCTGCCTACCCCGGCATCAGCTACAACCAGAGCGACATCCAGTATTGGTCTGGGTATTTTGATGGGAGTGGTGACTTCCTCTCAATAGCCGACAATGCTGCGTTTGATTTTGGGACTGGCGACTTCACGATAGAGTGCTGGGTCTACCTAAACGCCTACAACGGAACATTTGGCAGCGAAATCTTCAGCGCGCACACCTTCGGGGTTAGTGCGGATTATATTTTTAACATCAACACGACTGGAAAGCTGTTTTTCCAGATTGGCTCGAGCAGCAGCCTTTTTACGTCTACTAATTCCGTTCCTCTCAGGGAATGGGCGCATATTGCTGTTGTGCGTTCTGGCAACACTTTTACTCCGTACATTAACGGTGTGAATGCAGGCGGTGCTGCTACGACTTCTTCAGCGGTAAACGCTACGCGCACCTTAACAATAGGAAGCGATCTTACCGGGAATGCAGGCGCTTCTCTTAATGGCTATATTTCCAACCATCGTGTAGTTAAGGGCACCGCAGTCTACACATCTGCGTTCACTCCTCCCACCGCACCGCTCACCGCCATCAGTGGCACATCATTGTTGGTCTGCCAAAGCGCAGCCTTCACGGACAACAGCACGAACAACTTCGTCGTCACCATCAACGGTAACACCACTGTCACCGGCAACTCGCCGTTTAACACGGTGGGGTATTGGTCGAACTATTTTGATGGGGCGACGAGCTACCTTAGTGTCCCAGTCACGTCCTCTGCATTCACCTTGAATGGCGACTTTACAATTGAGGCTTGGGTTTATCGGGCCCCAAGCGGTTATATGACCATGTTCGATACTCGTTCGGGCGGTAACTATACCGACTGGGTTGTTGGTCTTAACACTTCAGGGCAGTTTGATTTTGTCACCGTTGGTGGCGCTGGCGTCAGGATAACTACCACAGAGACTGTTGCTCCAAATGTGTGGACGCATGTCGCGTGTGTCCGCCAAGGGAGCACCGTTAAGGTCTACCTAAACGGCGTTGCGTCGGTTAATACCGCTACTTACGGAACGACGATAACCCCAGCGTCTAGCGTCGGATATATAGGCGCCAGCAAAGACCCGGTATACAGCACCGGCTACCTCTCAAACCTTCGCCTTGTTAAGGGTACCGCTGTATACACAGCCAATTTTACGCCGCCCACTGCACCGCTCACTGCGATCAGCGGCACTTCTTTGCTTACCTGTCAGAACGGCAGCTTCAAAGATAACAGCACGAACGCCTTTGCGATTACCCCTGTAGGCACACCCTCCACCCAATCCTTCGACCCCTTCTACGCGTCTACCATCGCCAGCAACGGCGGGTCGATGTACTTTGATGGGACGGGGGATTTTCTTACAGTACCGGACGCCCAGATCTTAGAGCCGGGATCGTCAAATCTGACGTGGGAGATGTGGATTAACACCACAAGCTCTACACAATACGCTACACTTTATTCTAGAACCACGGCATCTTTTGCGACTGGGATGTGGTCGCTGATGATAAACATTGCATCATCCACTGCCGGGGATGTGGGGTTGTTTGTTGCCGACTATAGTGTAGGATCGCCGCTTCTTCAGACTACCGGCGTAAATGTTCGCGATGGTGCATGGCATCACATCGCTGTGGTTCGCAGCGGAAGCTCATGGGTTCTTTATGTAGATGGCGTTTCAAGAGCTACGGGCACGTTTTCTGGAACGATTGCCAACATTTCTGGTGGCCCATCAATTGGCAGGGACGAATTCTACACCAGAAATTATCTTGGCTACATTAGCAATCTTCGGATTACTACAGGGAGCGCCATTTATACCGCAGCCTTCACCCCGCCTACCGCGCCTGTCACGCCATCAGCAAGCACTGCCCTCCTCGTTAACGGCATGAACGCTGGCGCATACGACGCAACGGCGATCAACGACATGGAGACTGTGGGTGACGCTAAGGTGACGACTGCGGTGTCGAAGTTTGGCGGTTCGTCGGTGGCGCTTGACGGGACGGGGGACTATCTTCAGGCTCCGTATAATGACGCGCTACAATTTGGCGCGGGAGACTTTACCGTAGAGTTCTGGATCAACGCCGCTGCTTCGGGAAGCTACAATCAGGTTGTAGGAACGCTTGTTAGCGGGACTGAAAACGGAACGTGGCGGATCGGGACGAGATTTAACAGCCTTAATAATCTGTACTTTGCGCGAGGAAACGGAAGCGGCTTTGATGAGTTCAACATTGCAGCCAATGCCAACGACGGGGCTTGGCATCACGTTGCTTGTACGCGGTCAAGTGGTCTGGTGCGTCTATTCCTAGATGGAACTGTTGTCGCATCCTCGACTATTTCTGGCACTTGCACGTCAGCCAATCCCTTGCGGGTTGGTTACAACCAGCGCGACAACGTATTCGTAAACGGCTACCTCGATGATCTCCGCATCACCAAAGGCGTGGCCCGCTACACCGCAAACTTCACACCACCAACACAGGCTTTCCCACCTTACTAACTCATGATATAGCGCCAACAGGAGGCCACAATGGCAAACGTCAAAATCACTGACCTGACAGCGGCCTCTACGCCGCTCGCTGGAACCGAACTTCTAGAGATCGTGCAGAGTGGGGTGAGCGTCAAAGCTGCTGCTGCTGACATCGGCAACTCAGCAAGCGCTCTGCCATTCGCATCTCTCTCCGGCAGGGCGTACATCTCGGCTTATGACACCAGCGATCAGACGGGAAGCACGTCTGCGGCAACTGCCGTTAAGCTTAATACGACTGCGTTCTCTGCGGGTATATCGATTGCCAATAACGGCTCTGGGGTTCCGACGCGCATTACGTTTGCGGCGGCTGGTACGTACATGCTGGCGCCAAGTATCCAGTTTAAGAACACCGACACCAATGATCATGATGCAACGGTATGGTTCCGCAAGAACGGTACGGACATCGCGAACTCGGCAACAATCACAAGCCTCCCAAAGGCGGCTGACGGGGGAGCTGGATTCTTTCAGATCGTATTCTATGAGCAGGTCACGGCGGGTCAGTATATTGAGGTTATGTGGCTCCCTGAAAATGCAGCGGTTACGATTGATTACACGGCTGCTGGTGCAATTGCCCCTGCAATTCCGTCTGTTATCCTAGTCTCAGAGCGGATCGCATAATGATCGAGCAGCTCATCAGCCGCGTGTTCTACGCCCGCAACCTGACTCACTTCGAGCATTGGCGCGCCAAGGGTGAGGGCAGCTTCGCCAAGCACATGGCTCTGGGCGAGTTCTATGATGGCGTTATCGACGCGATTGATCCGCTCGTGGAAGCATATCAGGGTGCGTATGATTTGATCGGCGCCATCCCGGCCCCCAAGGATATGCCGCGTGATAGCCTGAAATGCCTCGAGGCTGACGCTGAGTGGATTGAAGAGAATCACGAAAAGATCTGCAAGGGTAATCGCGCCGTCGCAAATCTCATCGATACGCTGACAGGCGTGTATCTCTCTGCAATCTATAAGCTGAGGAACCTGAAGTGATGGACACCACCACCATCTTCACCATCCTCGGCTTTGTCATCACGGCTCTCAGCTTCATTGGGGCCCTGATCACGGTTTGGGTCAACCTCACCAACAAGCTGACACTGCTTGAAGCGCGCCTCGGCTTTGGTGATGAGAAGTTCAATGCCATCGACAAGAAGTTTGACGAGGTAATGATGCACCTCCGCCGGATTGAGGATAAACTAGATAATAAGGCAGACAGGTAAGAGGGTATGAAGGTTGTGATGTTGCTGGCGGCAACGCTGCTGCTGTCCGGGTGCAAGGATCGCTTCCGGTACTATTGCCAAGACCCAGAGAATTGGAAAGCGGCAGAGTGCCAGAAGCCTGATTGTATCGCATCAGGGTATTGCACCGAATATCTAGTGACGACAGGCGAG